TCATTCCTTTTTCTCTCCTTTCAGCATTTTATTGAGCCTCTCATCAACTTTTATCCACGAGTCATGCAAGTGGTATTTATCATCAAACGACTTAACGCCAATCGCATGTTGCTCGTTGTGATGTTCGCGACATAACGCTAATACATGTTTGTCATAGTGGTTCATTTTGTTTCTGTTCATGCCTCTGCCGACTGCTTCATAATGTGCCAGGTCTGCGTGAGGCTTTCCGCATATTACACAGTTGCGGTTGATTGTAGCCCAATATAATAACGCTTTATCTTCGCTTAACAACTTACTCGTTTCTACACTCATAGGTATTTGATGATGAAACATAAACGCTATAATCAGTTCTATTAACTCCCTTGCAACTTTCATAGAACAGTCGCGCAGACTGATTTCTTCATAACCTTTCATAATTTCCAATTCTGTTTGTAATAATTTTCTAGTTGATTCTACTGGTTCGCCCCAGTGAAGTTCTATATCTCTACACATTGCGAATATTTTTTTGCGTTGTTCTATAGATAGTTTTTTATTGTCCGGAACCTCTACTTCTGCTTTTAGTGGATATCCGTTTTCTAGTAAGTCAATGTGACTTTGTTCAAGTTCAACACCAGTAGCAACGACGGAATAAGTACCGTCGTTATCTTTCTGGTATCTTGTAATGTATTGCATTTAAACCACACCTTAAAACGCTAAATCTTGGTCGTCATATCCAAATTGGCCACTGCTTTCAAATGGATTGCTTTGTTGAGACATTGATGTTTGTTGTTGTGCCCCGTTATTTTCTTCAGCTTTTTGCTTATCTGTCTTCGGAATAGGTTTGTTAACAACATCATCGCCCTTTTTGTAAGGTTTAATAAATGAAAAATCCGTAAAATACTTACCTTCATCTTCATTGAATTTCCATTTCAATACCAAGTGACAAAACTTACCAATAAGATCATTGGTATCAAAATCTAAGCTAGGAAGATTTAACTTAATACCTAATCGAGTAACTAATTCAATCAATTGTTTTTCTTGGAAATCATATTTATACGGCGGTACAAATTGATTATGTTTATATTGTTTGCCTTCATCATTTTCAAATACGATTGTGAAATATCTATTTTCTCTATCATTGAATTCAATATTTTTAACTTTCACTGTGAATTCTCCAGCTTGAAACCCTGCTGAGCCGTTATAAAACTTTTCTTGATTTGTTTCTTTAGTAAATTGCGCTTGTCCTGTGATTTTCATAATTAAATACCGTCCTTTTAATTAATTTTTAGTTTCCATTTCTAATTGCTTCTACTACGTCCGTAATGCTAGGATTTGCAAATTTCTTATTGTTAATTGTTATTGAAGGTGAATGTCTAATCTTTGTTTCAAACGTATTAGAAGGTTCAGCGTTTAGAATATATCTAGCTTTCTTTTCTCCGTTATCATCAAATTCTTCAATCATTGCCCTAGCTAACACATCACTTTGAGAAGTAATAGCTTTTTTAATTTGTTCTTGCGCTTCAATAGTGATAGTAGGGTTGATAGTGATACCTTCATCATCTTTATCTTTGTTGATACCTTCATGACCTGTAATAACAAAGTGGAATTTGTATTCTTCTTGAAGTTTTCCTATTAATCTGTACATACTGACAATTCGTTCAGCAACTTCTCCCCAATCATTAAACGTTGGTTTTTTAGACTTATTTTTCATCACATCATTCAATGTCATATCTCTAAGTTTTTGAATAGTTTCAATAACTACAACATTGATTTCTTGTCCGTTTTCTCTCATCTCCTGTAAAATTTGAGGTAAAAAATTTACAACATAAACAAAGTGTTGATAGTTCTCGATTTCTACGTCTGATCCTTCGTCAGTAACCGTTGTTCCACCTTCGTTAATGTCAATGACGAAAGCGTCTTTATCTCTTGTAGCAAACGTGGTTTTTCCTGAGCCAATTTTTCCGTATACTGCAAATTTATAGAATTTCCTTTTATTTTTCTCAGCGATATTATTTATCTTTAGTTTTTTGAGTATGCTTACTTTTTCTTGTGGTTCTTGTTTTTCCTCAGTCATGTTCTACCTCCTCGTACTCAATAGTTTCTGTCACTGTTTTCTTGATTGCTTTGTGATAATCCATATTGATACTCGCTTCTTCCATACCGTTAAACTCCCTAGCTCTATTTCTATTTGTGGAGTAACTAATATCTGAATTGTTATCAGTTGGTTTGTTAGTTATATAAATTGGCATATCCCTATGACGAATGATATAAGTTACAGTCTGCTTCATAGCGACCTCCTACCATTTCATGACTAAGTTAATTAGTCTGTCCTGTTCGTCTGTGTTCTCTTCAATCCATTCATCTATTGCTTGGTTAAATAAGTCTGATGCCATATCTAAGTCATTCTCATCTACGACATAAGCATGTTTAATTGGTACGTTGTTCATATCTTTAACTTGTATTGATATGCCCATATGACCTTTTAAAATGAATAGCTTAAAATCGAATCCGTTAACATGAATATTTTTGCGTATGATTTCGCCTATTTCGTAATACATCTTGACTTCCTCCGTTTTTCGTTTTATATTGAACATGAATTTTTTCTTAAGTGTTTGATACTGTTACTTGCTCCAACAAGTAGCAGTTTTTTTATTCTTTGAAAAAGCATTCTTTGTAGTACATGAAAGTCGCTATGCTTGCGAACCCTGCAATTGACCATGCAGTAGTGAAGTATAGAAACGGCATAAGTACAATTGCTAAGACTGTAAAGCACAGTACTGCTACTAGGTAGCTTTTATAAATGTTGCTCATTTTCTTTTTTCTCCTCTTTGGTTGTTTCATCGTTTATCAAACCTTGCATTTCCATTAATTTTTGAGGTATACCAGCTTTTAACTGGATTTCGTATAACATTTGTTGAATGTGTGGTGGCACTTCTACCATTCCTTTCGTGTATAATTTAGTTATCTCCTAGTGAAAGGAGGTGATAAGTATGGAATTTAATGATTTTCAAAATTTCTTTGGTGAACTTAGTAATCAAGCCGAAAAAGAATTCGGTGGTGACAGTGACTTTTTTAGAGATAGAATAAATAAGTTGAAAGAAGATGCTCCTGAAAACGTATCTTACGAAATTATTTATTCAATAGCTTTATACGAAAGCTTAAAAGCTCAACAAGATATGAAAATTTTGAATACAGTTAAATATCTTTTAGATCGTGACTAGCAATATCCAACAATGATTTGCTCTGAGCATTATTAATTTTTGGATAATCAAAATTTCTAAGTTTAAATCTTGTGTTTTTCTCAATCTTTACAACCTTCCACGTCACAACTGCCATTGTGATGAGGAGGGTTGTTTTGTATAGTGTGTTCATTGATAATTCCTCCTATTAAGATTTTTATTTTTCTCCTAAAAACTTATTAACAAAGTATTGTTGTCCTTTGCCTGTTACTTTTGGCGTCTTACTAATTGATGTGTGACCGTCCGAATGTGTGATTGATGTTTCTTTAATTTCGAATAACTCACGTTCCATTGAATACTGTGTAGGCATGTTATAATCCACACCCTTGCGTTTAATAAGGAATCCGTTTTGACGTAACCACTCAAACAATCTGCGTTGCCCGATGTTTATACCGTTTTGTTTAATGATCTTTGCTAACTCTCCAACTAAAATTGATGTCTTAGTAGTAGCTACTGCATCTGCAAATACAATTTTTGGTTTATCACGTTCAATCTTTGTTTCTAATTGATTGATTGTGTTGTTAGCAATTTTTAATGCACGTTGCATAATCATTTCTGGACTGTTCCATGCTTTCTCAACTTGGATGAAATATTGTCTTGCACGTTTACCAGGTTCACTACGTTGAATCATTGCAATCTCTTTTGCAGTGTCTAGTGTTAGAGCGTGGTCAGTCATATTTTGATAACCACCTTGGGTAAGACATTTTTGGGTCACCCTTGTAAAATCGATATTTTCTTCAAAACCATACTCAGACATTCTGTTAAACCACTTCTTATATTCAGTCTTAACTTCTAATGCTTGATGAAGTTCTCGACCACTTATTGCGATTTCTCCATTTTCTTTTTCTTGTATGTTGAACATTTCTCCGATGTTCGATTTTGTTTGTAATGCTTGCATTTTATTTCTCCTTTACATTAGCGATATCAATTTGTAGTGCATCGCATATTTTTTTTACTGTGAGGAAACCGGGGTTTTTAACTTCTGTTTCGATAGATCGAATTGTCGAGTTTTGTAATTCTGTTAGCTTCGCTAGTTGATAGCGTGTTATCCCCTTTTCTTCTCTCAATTCTTTTAAGTTCAGCATCTTAACACTCCTTATTGCTTGTAACGGAATTTCGTTATATACTTATCTCAACCCCACATAAACTGGGAGGTGATGGCCTTGCTTATGCGAGGTTTTAAATCACCCTGTGGTTCTATAGATAAGTAAATCTAAATTCAGAGCATCGTTTGTTGTGCTCCATCGCCAACTGAGGCGTTAAAAAGGTATGCGTACTGTAAGGTAGTAACTTATAGGACGCTAGACTTTGATTGAACACCTAAGCTCATTACAGGGCTGGGGACGATACCAGCAAAACTTGAGCTGTTAGTCGTGGCGACTAGAATCAAACAAAATTTCCGTAGCACATGCTTTCCACGACAAAGCATGTGTTTTTTTATTGGAAACAAAATGTTTGTAATGCTTGCATAATATTTATGCTCCTTTCGTGTATAATGTTGTTATCAACCTAAGGAGGTGATAAGTATGTCTGATAAAGAAATAGCTTTAGAATTAACTAAAAGTTACTTAGAACATTTAAATGTGCGAGCGAGTAGTAATAATACACATCATTCGCATACCACTGCTGAAAACACAGAAAAAATGTATCAACATTTCTATAACGTAGTATCTAAACTAGGTAACTCTGGTAAATAGTTTTTATTTTGGAGATGTAAGAGGTCTATTGTCGTTAGTAATTCCTCTTCGCTCCATTTTTCTTTTTCTGCTAGTTCGATGATTTTTACTGCTATTTCATGAATCTTTTTTAAATCTTGCATTTGTTTTCCTCCTATTAAGATGTGACTTTTTCTTTATTCGAAATCTTCAATTGACAAGTTTTCAATTCGTTTTTGGTAACGATATAAATAGAAGTTCTTTAACATGTTATACATTCTGCTAGCTTCATCGTATTCACTCTCTTTCAAATCAGAATTAAGCGTTACACCAAAAGCTGATAATGTAAGTTTTCTAATGTGGTCGTGAATTTCACTAGCGTATGCTTTGTAATTTTCATAACATCCTATTCCGTGTTGATATTTCTTCAAAGATAATGGATGTCCTAAGCCGAGATTGTCAGCACCTCTTAAACGTTCTGTATAAGCAAACTTTTTATTAATTTCATCAAAATCGTTATGGCTGATTCTTACTTTGTTGAAAATTGAACCTGAACTGATTGGTTTCTTGCCGTTTATAGCCTCTCTAACTTCTTTCGCTATAATTTCTTTCAACTCTTCTTTAGTTAATGTGATTTGTTCCATAGTGTCCTCCTTTATGTTGTTTGTTTTTCTTTTATACGTTTCATTTTTGAGACGTTTTGATTAAAAAAATAATCATCCATACTTATTTTTAAAACAGTACATATTGCACTAGCTTCATCAATAGTAAAGTTGCTTTTATTTTTATTTATCTTTTGACTGAATCTAGCAGGGTTCATACCAATCATATCTGCAACTTGTTTGTGTGTATATTCGCTCTCATCAATGAAGTTCCTCAAATTCTGATATCTAACTTTATTCACTTTTCCATCCTCCTTTCGTCTCATTTATGAGATTACACTAACCACTATACAAGCTGTTAGTTTAGGTGTCAACAAATAAATTTCATTTTTGAGAAATAAATTTGTGAAATGTGTTGCAAAAATGAGAACAAACTTATATAATAAGTTTGTAAAATACAAATTAAGGAGTAAAATAAATGTCAAATTTCCCTAGTAACTTAAATACTTTACGAAAGTCTCGAAACTTGTCTTTACAAGAATTAGCAACCAGACTAAATGAAAAATACGAAGTTAAATTTTCAAAAGCATCAATCGACAGATGGGAAAAAGGTCTAACTAGCCCTTCTATGGAACACGCAAGTGCTTTAGCAAATTATTTTAATGTATCTTTAGATGAATTAAGCGGACTGAAAGCTATGGAACCTGACAAACATCAAACTATGGCAGCTCATCTTGAGGGGGAATTAAAACAAGAAGATGTAGACTATATTATGGGATTAATTGACAGATTTAAAAAGAAAGATTAAACAGCAAGGGGTAAGGTTTTGATGTCGAGATATGAAAAAATATTAATTGAAAATGACCACATAGAAGTAAAAGATTTTGTAGAGCTTCCAGAGGGATATGCAGGTTTTTATTCAGATGGAATTGTGCTTATAGACAATAAATTGTCAGAAACACGCAAGGCTGAAGTATTATATGAGGAACTTGCCCACCATAAGTTGACGTATGGCAACATTTTAGATCAATCAAATTTCAACAATCGCAAGTTCGAAAATTACGCAAGACGACACGGCTTTATCTCAGCTGTTCCATTACGCGAAATTGTAGAAGCTTATAATTATGGCGTACGTAACTTGTATGAGTTGTCTGAGTATCTACAATTAAGCGAAGAATACATATTAGAAGCAATAGAACAATACAAAAAGATATATGGTATTGGTACCCACTACGGCGAGTATTCTATTACATTTGAGCCGTTGAGAGTTTTTAAATATAAGGAAATATAAGCAAAGGAGAAATGAAAATGAAAAGATTATTAGGTTTACTATTAGCAAGTACGTTGGTGTTAGGCGCATGTGGTAGTAACGATACAGACAAAAAAGAAGAAAGTAAAAAAACAGAAACAAAGAAAGAGAACAAAGATAAAAAGAAAGAAACTAAAGAAAAAGCAGAAGCTAAAAAAGAAAATGCTAATCAAAACGATAACAATAATCAAGTAAACAACGAGAACAACACAAACATTAACAACAATCAACAAACCAATAACACATCTAAGCAACAGGTACAGAAGAATCTTCCAGCTACCAATAATGGACAACAAGCACAACCACGCGACCCAAACGAACCTAGTTACGAAGAATATTTAAATGCTAAAAGAGCCACTGAAGAAATGGAAAATAATCCGGACAAAAACCAACATGCTGGAGGTGGTCCAGGAATGTCGTTAACACATCCTAATCAATCATATGATAGTTTTAGAAAAGAAGTAGGAAAAGCAAGAAGCGAAGCAATAGTTGTTCAACAATAAAATTGAAAATAGTATAAAAAATAGATTTCTTAGTTAAATCGCTTGTACTACACTCTCTTTGATGGTATATTACATATATACAAAACAAGCCGCTGAAATATTTGCGGCAAGCTTCAAATTAGACAAGTCGCTGAAATATTTGCGACATGAGAGGGTGCATCTGCGCTCTCTCTTTTTTTATACAATTTTCACGGGTAGCCCGCCTACCCTTATTATTTTTTGCCAATTTTGAGGAGGGAGCACATGAAAGTAGCAATTTATACTAGAGTGAGTACACTTGAACAAAAAGAAAAAGGACACTCTATCGAAGAACAAGAAAGAAAATTAAGAGCTTACAGCGACATAAACGACTGGAAAATTCATAAAGTATATACTGACGCTGGATACTCCGGAGCTAAAAAAGACAGACCCGCTTTACAAGAAATGTTGAATGAAATAGATAATTTTGATTTGGTTTTAGTCTATAAACTAGATCGATTAACTCGAAGTGTTAAAGACTTACTAGAGATACTAGAATTGTTTGAGAATAAAAACGTGTTGTTTAGGAGCGCAACAGAAGTATATGACACAACTTCTGCTATGGGACGTTTGTTCGTAACATTAGTAGGTGCTATGGCAGAGTGGGAGCGTACTACAATTCAAGAGCGTACTGCAATGGGTCGACGCGCATCAGCTAGAAAAGGGTTAGCTAAAACTGTCCCTCCTTTCTATTACGACAGAGTAAACGATAAATTTGTGCCTAATGAATATAAAAAAGTATTACGATTTGCAGTAGAAGAAGCGAAAAAAGGTACTAGTTTAAGAGAAATAACTATAAAATTGAACAACTCTAAATACAAAGCACCCTTAGGTAAAAACTGGCACAGATCAGTTATAGGCAATGCTCTAACGAGTCCGGTAGCTAGAGGTCATCTTGTTTTCGGTGACATATTCGTCGAAAACACCCACGAAGCTATTATAAGTGAAGAAGAATACGAAGAAATAAAATTAAGGATAAGTGAAAAAACTAACTCTACAATCGTAAAACATAACGCTATTTTCAGAAGTAAACTATTATGTCCAAACTGTAACCAGAAATTGACTTTAAACACAGTCAAGCATACGCCTAAAAATAAAGAAGTTTGGTATTCTAAACTATACTTTTGTTCTAACTGCAAAAATACTAAAAATAAAAATGCATGTAACATCGACGAAGGCGAGGTTTTAAAACAATTTTACAATTATCTAAAACAATTTGATTTAACATCATATAAAATCGAAAACCAACCTAAAGAAATAGAAGATGTCGGCATCGATATTGAAAAGTTGCGAAAAGAACGCGCTAGATGTCAAACACTTTTTATAGAAGGTATGATGGATAAGGATGAAGCTTTTCCAATAATAAGTCGTATTGACAAAGAAATACATGAGTATGAAAAGCGCAAGGATAATGATAAGGGTAAGACTTTTAACTATGAGAAGATTAAAAATTTCAAGTATTCATTGCTAAACGGCTGGGAATTAATGGAAGATGAGTTAAAAACTGAATTCATAAAGATGGCAATCAAAAACATTCATTTTGAATATGTAAAAGGAATTAAAGGGAAGCGCCAGAACTCATTGAAGATTACGGGTATAGAGTTTTATTAA